GGATATCGCAGCTCCGGTGCAATCAGCAGAAGAGACTATAAAAAATATGATAGAGGCAGAGAACAAAAAGAATATTGCTAAAATAAAAAATAGAAAAATAATTAAAGAGGCAATCGATAATGTATCACCAGGATTTGTCAAAGGAGATAGAAAATATAATGCACAACTTGTTGCAGAGGATTTAGCACAAAAAAAATTCAATAAAGAGTTTTATGATCTAGATCAAAAACAACAGATAGATCTTTACGGTGAAGCACTTGATGGATTAGACGACTTAGATAAATTTGCACAAGGAGGACGTGCAGGGTTTAAAGCAGGACTTGGTAAAAGATTTTTAGATTTATTAAAAGGTAAACCTAAATTAAAATTTGACGAGAGAAGATTTAGAGAAGGTCCGATCGATTTAAAATTTTTAGAAAACATTGACAAGAAAGATCTTGAAAAATTTATTAAAACTAGAGATACAAAAGGTCCTGGTAGTTATGGTATGTATGATGACTTTGCAGACATGCCTGCAGGACTAAGAGCAGCAGAGTTAATTAAAACAATTAAAACAAAAGATGGTGCAATAAATTACAAAGCTGCAGAATTATTTTTAGGTAAAAAATTAAAAGGTGACGAGAGTGTGGATGAACTTATTCAAATGTTAAATAGAAAAGAGATGCGAGCACAAGGTGGACGTGCGGGGTTTGATAATGGTGGTTTATTAAGTATGCTTGATATTAAAGCTTCAGGATCCAAGTCTGGTAAACAACAAATAAAAGGTGCACCAGAAGGTATCACTGCTGATAGTGAATCAGTTAACGCTATTATAAAAGCAGACATACCTATCTCTCAAAAAATAAATCTTCTTGCAGATTTACAATATGGTAAAGGTCGAACAAGAATTGAAAAAGATGATCAAGAAATATTTTTAGATGAGGGTGGATTTAAAAATAGAAATATAGGTGTAGAGTTTAACAGAGGTGGTGAAGGTTTAGGTAGTAGGATTATGTATAATTTAGAATCAGGTGATCCTACATTAAATATCACATATAAGAAAAAATTTAATCAAGGCGGCATAGCACGTCTTGGTTTTAAAGATGGCATGACTAGAAGAACATTCTTAAAAATTTTAGGTGGTGCTATGTCTATACCGATTATTGGTAAATTTTTAAAACCAATGAAAGTTGGTAAAACAATAACTAAAGTTCCAATGATCAAAACAGACGATGTCGCTGGTAAACCAGAATGGTTTGATGCGCTAGTTAATAAAGTTATTATCGAAGGTGATGATGTTACTAAAAGATTCGCAACAGGTGAGAGACAAACTATTCACCAGAAAACACTAGACGATGGTTCAGTGGTCCGAGTCACAGAGGACGTGGATCAAGGTGCTGTAAGAGTTGAGTATGATAGTGATGCAAATGTTTTTGAAGACACCGTGCAAATGGAATATAAAAAACCATTACCGGATGAGGGTGATCCAAGACCAAGAGCAGAGTTTACCACGGCAGAGTCGGGTCCGGTTGGTAGACAGGTTTCTCCAGATGATTATGATATAGATGTAGATGAGATTAGTGGAACAAGTATAAGAGATCTTGATTCTGATGTATCGAAACTAAAAGAATATGCGACAGGTAAAAAATTAACGATGAAAGAAATCGTAGAATCTAAAAAAAGAAAAGATAAAGCTTTACGAATAACAACAGATCCTGAAGCTCAGTCAGATGCGGTGATTGCAAGACAGGGTGAAGCACTTGACTACGATGACTATGCATCAGGCGGTATTGCTAGAATGTTAGGAGAGTAATGGCCATTATTAAAACAATAGGTAAACTATCTCCTGTAGCCTATAAGCAGATGATAGATCATCTGACTAGAAAAAAAATTAGAAATCCATTTATCAAAGCAGAAGATATTGTCGTAAATAAAAAACCTGAAATTGAAAACATGGAGGCGATCAACAGATTTGTAAGAGACAATCCAAGAACAGAAAAAGCAGGTGGTGGTATGTTGGTGCAACCAGGTTTCGGTGGCATGAGACAAGGGTATGCTAATGGACCTCCAGGTAAATTAAAAATTCAAAAACCAAAGATGACTTTAGAAAAACAAAAAGCATCTGCTTCTCCATTAAGGGAAGATTATTTAGGACAACTAGCAGATAAACGTAAAGTTAGAACATCTACTTTAAATGATGCGTTTGAAGTTAGAAATGTTATTATTAAAAATAAGGGACATGTTTCTAATATGGAGGAGTTGGCTAAAAAAGCAGGTATTTTTGTTGAAGGTAAATCAAAAAAAGTTGATCCTAGAAAAGCAAAATTAGCTTTGGATTTAGCATTGGATAGTTTTCCAGAATTAAAAGGTTTTCAACTAGCTGTTAATAAATATCCTGATATCGATAAAACAGGAAGAAAATTTAGACAATTAGATATGATAGCCAAAAGTTTTGCAAATTATAAAAATACAAAAAATCCTACAGAAGCAGCTGCTCACTTACTTCCTGATAACATGGCCATGATCTATGAATATGATGTTACAAAAAAAGAAACATTAGGAAAAGGTCTTTTTGATGTGGGGGAAAGAAATATAAATAAAAACGATAAAAAATTTTTAATAGATAGAATATCTATTCTAACCGGTCAAAATTTTAACGTAGATCAACTTAATCAATTAATAACAGAAACACAAAACGTAAGAAGAAGTGAGGGTCGAATAAAAGGTCAATTAAAAAGAAATGCTAAAATGAATGAACAAATTAAAACTTTGTATGATGATAAAATTATACAAAATTTAATTAAAGGTGATTTAAATGCAGAGAACAAAAAGAAAATTTTAGATAGGGCGGTTAAATTAACTAATGATGATGTGGCTGTTGCCAGTAGACGATTGTTTCAAATGGCACAAGCAATATCTGGAACTAGAACAATTAATGGAATTACAGAAGATCAAGATTTAGGAAGAAAGATAATAGACACACAGAGACTCATTGGTAAAGTGGGAAATGGTTATGCTTTTTCAAGTTTAGTTTATGATCATTATGGTAAAGTTATTGACAAAGCTTTAAACTCTCCAAAAGGAAAATCTTTCATAGGATACTATCAAAACGAAATTAGAAATGCGCTCGATAATGGTTTAGTTCCCGATGAGATATTTAGTGTTACAGCTTCTGCTAGAAGAGGAATGTCCCCTTATGCAATATTTACACAAGCTTTAAATGAAGATGTTAACTCTAGAATAAAAGGAGCAAAATTAGATAGTAAATTAAGCACAACACACAGACAATTACAAGAGATTTTTAAAGGAAGAACGTACGATAAATTAAATACAACAGAAAAAAAGAAAGTGAACGATCTTGTTACTATTTTTGAAAATGCAAAAAAAGATGTTCTTAAAGATTTAAAACCCGAAGTAAGAAATAATATTCAACTGGCCTCATTTGATTTAAAAAATCCACCAAAAAAAGCAATAGCAAACTATGCCTCTTTTGATGATAATTTAAAAAAAGCATTTGATACTTCTTATAAAAACGTTGGTTATAGCATGAGCGTTCCAAAAGAATTTTTAACTCAAAAACAATTATTAGGTAGATTACAGCCTCCCGGAAGTGGAGCTGTAACATTAGGTGCTTTGGATGTGCCTTCAATGTTTAAAAGATTAAGTCCAGCTACTAGAAAATTAGTTGGTGGTTTTGGTGGTTTCATAGCGCCAGAAGTTTTATTTTATCAACTTGATAAAAAAAACAGAATGTCAAAAGGACAATCTGAAAAAGAAGCTGCAGCTGGTGCTTTAGAATCTGGAACATTAGGGGCTTATGACAATAAAGCTTACATGGAGGGATTAAAAGAAACTGCTAAGTCTATGGGTGTGGATTCTAATTCTTTTGATTCTGCCTATCAGCTTAATTTATTAACAAAAAATTACGAACAAAATAATGCTAACTATGAAAAAAATTATATGCAACTACTTGAAATGGGAGATGAAAAAAGAGCAGACGATCTTAAAAAAAATTTTGATAGATATACAAAAGAAACACAAAACAAATATGCTTTATTAGCTAATAATATTTCAGATAATGTAATGAACACTGTTGGTGCTTCACCTATGGCTATGAGTAGAGGAAGAGAAAATATCACACAAGAACAATTTGAAAAACCATTTTTTGATATGCAAGATGTTGCTATAGAAAAATTAAAAAGAGAAAAAATTAAAGCTTCTCCTATTCAAAAAAGACAAGTGGATACCACTGCTGGAAGTGTGGGAGAGGGTTTTTATCAGGCATTTGATTCTTTAACACAGGGGGCTAAAAATTTATTACAAGGTCGAGTAGTGCCATTTGCATCTAAAATTGGACTTTCTCAATATGAGCCACAAGCATCTCAAAGAAAAATATTAAGTGATACTCTAAAAAATTTAAGCGATAGAGATTTAGAAAGATTTAATTTAGGTAGAGGTTATGTTCAAAGTGACCCTGTAAGTGCGTTAGACATACAAAATTTAATTTTTGAACAACCAGGTTTATTTGCAGGCGGCGGTATAGCTAAATTAGCCGGTGTGGATTCAGGCCCACCACCAGAAAAAGGACCGATGTCTCAAGGGTTGCCAGGTCTATTAAAACGTGTTAGAAACTTATAGGAGTATTAAATGGCAGAAATAGACAAAGGACTCCCGAACACTAGAAACCAAGAAAAGATTCCCTCACAAGAGGAAATTCAAGATGTTGCTGTTCAGGAACCAGTAGAAGAAAAAGGACCGATCGAGGTCATACCAGAAGAGGATGGTGGCGTAACATTAGACTACGAGCCAGGTGCAATCAACGTGCCAGGAACAGAAAATCATTTTGATAATTTAGCAGAACTTTTACCTGATGATGTTTTAGAACCAGTAGGAAACGAGATGACTCAAAACTACATGGATTACAAAGCATCGAGAAAAGAATGGGAACAATCCTATATTACAGGATTAGATCTGCTTGGTTTTAAATATGAGAATAGAACAGAACCATTTCAAGGAGCTTCAGGTGCAACACACCCAGTGTTAGCTGAGGCGGTAACACAGTTTCAGGCACAGGCATACAAAGAATTATTACCAGCAGACGGACCAGTTAGAACACAGGTTATTGGTGTAAAGAATCCACAGACAGAGCAACAAGCAGTTCGTGTAAAAGATTTTATGAATTATTTAATTATGGATCAGATGAAAGAGTACGAAGCAGAGTTTGACTCGATGTTGTTTCATTTACCACTTGCAGGTTCTACATTTAAAAAAGTTTACTATGATGTGCCGATGGGTAGAGCAGTATCAAAGTTTGTGCCAGCAGATGAATTAGTTGTGCCATATACTGCAACAAGTATTGAGGATGCAGAGTCTGTAATTCATGTAATTAAAATATCAGAAAACGAATTAAGAAAACAACAGGTTAATGGTTTCTACAGAGATGTAGAATTAGGACCACCAGGTCATGTAGAAAAAAATGATCTTGATAAAAAAGAAAAAGAATTAGACGGAACAAAGAAGACAGGTAAACAGGAACCTGTGTACACACTGTTAGAGTGTCACGTAAATCTAGATCTCGAAGGTTTCGAAGAGGTTGGTGCAAATGGTGAACCAACAGGAATAAAATTGCCCTACATAGTAACTGTAGAAGAAGGCAGCCGAGTAGTCCTCTCCATACGGAGAAACTATGCGCCCAATGATCTAAAGAAAAATAAGATCCAATATTTTGTCCACTTCAAGTTTCTGCCAGGACTAGGATTTTATGGCTTTGGACTCATTCATATGATTGGCGGATTGAGCCGTACGGCAACGGCGGCTCTCCGTCAATTATTAGACGCAGGGACGTTATCAAACCTACCAGCAGGATTTAAACAAAGAGGTGTCAGAGTTAGAGATGAGGCAGCTCCAATACAACCAGGTGAGTTCAAAGATGTAGATGCACCAGGCGGATCGTTACGTGATGCATTCTTTCCATTACCATACAAAGAACCATCACAGACATTATTAAATCTACTTGGTATTGTTGTTCAAGCAGGACAACGTTTTGCAAGTATTGCTGACATGCAAGTTGGTGACGGTAATCAGGCAGCAGCGGTTGGAACAACGGTTGCATTATTAGAGCGTGGTTCAAGAGTCATGAGCGCGATACACAAGAGATGTTATGCAGCGATGAAGGAAGAATTTAAACTATTATCAAAAGTAGTATCACAATATCTGCCACCAGAATATCCATATGATGTTGTTGGTGGCGCAAGAAATATCAAACAGGCAGATTTCGATGACAGAGTAGATGTTGTGCCAGTTGCAGATCCAAATATATTCTCGATGTCACAGAGAATCACACTTGCACAAACACAATTACAGATAGCAACATCAAATCCACAGCTCCATAATATGTATCAGATTTATAGAAATATGTATGAAGCGATCGGTGTAAAAAATGTCGATGCGGTTTTACCTGCACCAGCGCCAACAGCACCAATGGATCCAAGTATGGAGCACATAAATGCATTAGCTGGTAAACCTTTTCAAGCTTTTCCTGGTCAAGATCACAGAGCACACATTACAGCTCACCTAAATTTTATGTCGACTAATATTGTTAGAAATAATCCTGCGGTTATGGCAGCGATACAGAAAAATATTCTCGAACATATCAGTTTAATGGCTCAAGAACAGGTACAACTAGAGTTTAGAGAGCAATTACAACAGATGATTATGATGCAACAGATGGCAGCAACAGATCCAAGGATGCAAGCACAGCTTCAAGCGCTTACAAATCAGGTTGAAGCCAGAAAATCTGTGTTAATCGCAGAGATGACAGAAGATTTTATGAAAGAAGAGAAGAAAATCACGTCACAATTTGACAATGACCCTCTTCTAAAACTAAAATCACGTGAGGTTGACCTTCGTGCAATGGAAAATGAACGAAAAAGAGACAACGATGAGGCCCAAATTGACCTTGCAAGAGCAAGATTGATGCAACAGGGCGAGATCGCAGAGGATAAAATGGATCAAAACGAAGATTTAGCAAAATTACGTGCTGGAGTTAGCCTTGCAAAGACCGGAGTCAAGCAAGCAGCGGTAATCACGGAGGATAATTAATGCCACTAAACAAAAAAGGTAAAAAAATTATGAAATCCATGAAGAAACAGTATGGAAAAAAGAGAGGTGAAAAGATATTCTATGCATCTAAGAACAAAGGTGTTATAAAAGGAGTAAAAAAAGGAGCATAAATGCAAAGACTAGACAAAATAAAAGAAGTTAAGGTTGCAGAACAGAGTATCGAGGTAGATCCTAGATCTAAAACTACTGCAGACCAAGCTTTTAA